TGGCACTTATACAGGTGGTCAAACAATGAACTTGAACGCAAATACAACATATTATTTGGTTGGTTATTTAAGTAATATAGGTGGTGGCACTAACTTATACTATAATAACTTTGATTTTAGTTTTAGTCTTAATGTAAATACCCTTACTTCAGGAGGATCTGGAGGATCAGGTGGTGCAGGTGCTAGCTATAATTCTGCTGCTGGTAGTGGTTCTTCTGGTGGTGCAGCGGGTGGCACTAACGCAGGTGCTGGAGGTGCAGGTGGTAATGGTGGTGCACTAGGTCAAGCAGGATCGAATGGTGTTAGTGGTGGCGATGGATCGGGAACAGCGATTACTTTTCCTTCTACCGCTCCAACAAATGGAACAGCTGCACAGTCTGGTGGTGCAGCAGGTAACTATATTAATGGCATAAGTAATGTTACACTAACAAATAATGGAACAGTAGCAGGGAACACAGTATAATGCCTATTACTAAATTAAAATTTAAACCAGGGGTTGTATCCGACATAACATCTGAAAGTAATGAAGGTGGTTATGTTGATGGTGATAAAGTAAGATTTAGATTTGGTTTTCCAGAAAAGATAGGAGGCTGGACTAAATACACAACAGAAACATTTCAAGGTTCGGCAAGACGTTTACATAACTGGGTAACATTAGATGGAGCCGATCTTCTAGGTATAGGCACACAATTAAAATATTATATTGAAGAAGGTGAAGGCTTTAATGATATCACACCTATTAGAGCTACAACCAGTGCAGGGGATGTAACTTTTTCAGCTACAAATGGTTCAACAACCATAACTGTTTCAGACCCAGCACACGGTGCTAATGAAAATGATTTTGTAACTTTTTCTGGTGCGACTAGTTTAGGAGGCAATATAACAGCCGCTGTTTTGAATAAAGAATATCAGATCGCATCTATTATTAGTTCTAACAGCTATACAATCACCTCTTCTATTGCAGCCAATGCTTCTGATACAGGTAATGGTGGTGCTAGTGTTGTTGGAGCTTATCAGTTAAACACAGGTCTAGATGTGACCGTAGGTGGTACTGGTTGGGGTGCAGGACAATGGAGTGGTACAACTAGTGGTGCTTTGGCTACAACTTTGAACGAAACTCTCGATAACTCCGATACAAGTGTTGATGTTGTTGATGAGACAGGTATGACTACAGAAGGCGATGTTGTTTTAATTGATAACGAGTTAATGCTTATTACGGCTTCTGCGGATGATAACACAATGACAGTGACCCGTGGACATAGTGGCACAACGGCTGCAACACATGACAATGGATCATTGGTTAGATTAGCTACAGGTAATACTCTTTCTACAGATGACTTTGTAGGATGGGGTAGTGCAGCATCGATTACGGTTCCTGGCGCACAGATTAGGTTATGGTCACATGATAACTTTGGAGAAGATTTAATACTTAACCCAAGAGATGGAGCTATTTATTACTGGGATAAAACAAATGGTTTAAGTGGTAGAGCTGTAGAATTAAGCACTATACCTGGAACACCGAGAAGTGTTCCACAAAGGGCTAAACAAGTTCTTGTATCCGACCAAGATAGACATGTTATTGCTTTTGGGTGTGATGGTCTAGGAGCTAGTGACACATCAACTCAAGGTGATGGAGTGCAAGATCCATTGTTAATTAGATTTTCATCTCAAGAAAATCCTCTGGATTGGTTCCCATCTGCAACGAATACTGCTGGTGATTTAAGACTTGGTGGGGGATCGACCTTTGTTCAAGCTGTTGAAACAAAACAACAGTTGCTTGTTTTTACAAACAAAACATTACACGCTATGAAATTTATAGGACCTCCATTTACTTTTGGTCTGCAAGAACTATCAAAGAATATAACCATTATGAGTCCATCTTCTGCTATTGCGGTAGAGGATGCTGTCTATTGGATGGGTGTTGATACTTTTTATATATACAGCGGTGGTCAAACAATACAACTACCATGTAGTGTAAAAGATAAAGTTTTTTTAGATTTTAACTTTGAAGAACGTGATAAAGTTCATGCAGGTATTAATTCAGAATTTAGTGAGATTTTGTGGTTTTATCCATCATCTGCTGGTACTGAAATAGATAAATATGTTGCTTATAATTATTCAGAAAAAGTATGGTACTATGGAACAATGGCTCGTCAAGCATGGCTTGACAGAGGGATTAGAACTTTACCTCAAGCCACTGGTAGTCAATATTTATATAACCACGAAGTAGGTTACGATGATGATGGCTCTGCAATGACATCTTTTATTGAATCTGCTCCTGTAGATATAGGTGAGGGAGAAAAGTACGTTTTTTTAAGCGAGATTATACCAGATATTACTTTTAATGGATCAACTAGCGTTAATCCCGATGTAGATTTTACTGTTAAGGCTAAGAATTTTTCTGGAGGTAACTTTCTGCAATCACAATCTGGTAATGCACAAAGAACTGCAACTAGTCCAGTAGAACAATTCACAGAAAAATTAAATTATCGTCTACGAGGTAGATCTTTTGCTTTGCGGATTGATTCAACTTCTTTAGGCACTAAATATAAACTTGGTACACCAAGGGCTAATATAAGACAAGATGGTAGACGTTAATGTTAGTAACTAGTATTCCTCAATATATACAAGGTTTAACAAATTCAAAAGTTGATTTAACAACAACTGACGCTACTGTTTTATATACAGCTCCTAGCGGTGCTGAATCTAATGCCTCTGTTATAAATTCTATTTTAGTGCATGATGATAGCAATAATGGTGATACTATAACGGTTACTATAACAGATTCTTCTAGTAATACATTTACGATATTTAAAAAAACCGTTGCGGGTCACGCTACAGAAGAATTGTTAACAAAAGATTTAATTTTGAAACCAGGAGATGTAGTAAAAGTACAAGCAGGAACTGCAAACAGACTTCTTGTTGTAGCTAGTATACAAGAATTAATTAAGACTAGAATTACCACAAGTGCGATAACACAGATATAGGATTGAACAAATATCTAAAATAAGGTAATGTATTGATATGAGTTTAGGTAAATTACTTAAAAAAATAGCACCAATTGCAATAAGTGCGTTTGCAGGGCCTTCTGTTGGGGCTGGTTTAGGACAATTGTTCGGTACTTCTGCTGTCAATCCATTTATATCAAGAGCATTGACAGGAGCTTTAGCAAGTAAACTTGGTGGTGGTAAAACAAAAGATGCTGTCATGGCTGGATTGTTGTCAGGTGGTTTAGGTGCAATGTTTGGTGGTGGCGCAGAAGCTGGATCAACCGCAACACAAGTTGGAGCTTCAAAAGCTGGTACTATGGGTCAAGGTAGCGGCGCTTTTCTTGATAATAGAGGTGCTAACGAAGCAGTTAAAAGATTGTCTGAAAAAACAGCAACTGACGCAGCAACTGAAGGCATTAAAAAAGTAGCCACAGGTGGTGGTAACTCTGGTAGTTTTTTAAATATGTTGGGTATAGGTGATGATAGTCTTACAGGTAAATTTTTAGGATCAGGTTTAGGACAAGGATTAACTGCTGGATTGCTTATGCAATTATTAGCTGGCGGTGAAGATGAAGACGATATGAGATCAGAATTTGAGAGAAGACCTTTTGGATATGGAGGACCTGGCGGAAGATTGGGTGGCATAACATATGCTAATATGGGAGGGCCTATGGGTTTTCCTCGTAGAAACGGTGGTATAGATCCAAGCGAAGGTTCTGGACGTAAAGATGATGTTCCTGCTATGCTTATGGCGGGTGAATTTGTATTAACAAAAGATGCAGTAAAAGGTTTAGGTGATGGTAATCAAAGAAAAGGTATCCAAAGAGCCTATAATATGATGGATAAATTGGAGGCTAGAGCATAATGGCAACTCAAACCTATGAAAATATACAACGATTACCTCCTTTTCTTGAGGGTTTGCAAAAAAGATTATTGCAAACAGGCTTTGGTGAGTTTGATGGTGACACACAAAAAACTAAAGGATTACTTGATTCTCCTTTAGGTTTACCAGATTATCAAATAGCTGGTATGGATCCACTTCGTGAAGACGCAATAGATTTAGGCGAAGGAATGGCTGGAGCTTACAAGCCTTTTATTGAAGGAGCTTCACAACAAGGTTTAGCTGCTCAACAGGCTTTGACAGGTGGTCTAGGAATGTTACAGCCAGGTCAAGCATCTAAATTCACTGATCCTTTAGTCTCTCAAATAACTGGAGGGATATCAAAGTTTCAAGACCCATTTCAACAACAAGTCATTGATCGAACAATGGAACAGCTTGATAGACAAGCTGATATGAGAAGAGCTGGTGCAGATGCTCAAGCTATACAAGCAGGTGCTTTTGGT